CCAGCCCATAGGGCCGCGCTTCCGCACCAATGCACAGTGGGCCGCAGGCGTCGCCCGCGAAGGGGATGTGTGCGCCCGTCTAGGCTCACCTTCACGCCCCGAAAACCTGAGCATGGCGACACCACCGAGTGACGCAACAGCGCAGGACCGGGAAGGTGAGCATAGTGCTTAGAGTTCTATCCCTCGGCGCGGGCGTCCAATCGTCCACCCTGGCTCTCATGATCGCGGCCGGCGAAGTGCCAATGGTCGATTGCGCGGTGTTCGCAGACACCCAGGGCGAACCGAAGGCGGTTTATGCGTGGCTCGACTGGCTTGAGAAGCAAGTCCCGTATCCGGTTCACCGTGTCACCAGGGGCAACCTGTGGGCAGCGGCGACGCATGTGCGCACCACGCGCGACGGTCTGAGGCAGTACACAAACACGTCCCTGCCTGTGTATACGAGCCGGGATGACGACGCGGAAAAGGGGCTCGCGCGACGGCAATGTACGCGCACGTTCAAAATCGACCCGATCACGTCCGTGTTACGCAAACTGTTGGGCCGAAGGGCGATTAGAAAGAGCGAAGGCGTTTTAGTCGAGGTTTTGATAGGGATTAGCCTCGATGAGGTAATCCGCATGAAGCCATCGCGCAAACCCTGGATCAGCAATTCGTGGCCGCTGATCGGCAAGGGAATGAACCGGGCGGACTGCCAAGCGTGGTTTGACCGTAACGACTTCCCTCAGCCGCCCCGATCGGCATGCGTCTATTGCCCATTCCATAGCGACGACGAATGGTTGAGGCTCACGCCAGCCGAATTTCAGGAGGCGTGTGACAAGGAGATCGAGCTACAGGCAACGTTTCGGAGCGTCCCAGGGCTGGCTCACAAGGTGCCTTACTTCCACGCCAAGCGCATCCCATTGAGTCAGGTAAAGCTCATTCCTGGCAGCAAGGAAAAGGATCAGATGGGTCTGTTCGGCAACGAGTGCGAGGGGATGTGCGGTGTCTGAATCATGCTCACCTTCACGCCCCGACAACCTGAGCACCGGCTCGGCTTTGAGTGACGGTGCTGAGTGAGTTGGCCCGACAACCAGCCCGACTATGATTACCGCACGGGGTTAGACGGGGCGCTCGATAAGCTCGAAGTCATCACCGGGTTTCGCCTGGACCCGACGGCGGTGAACGCGCACACGACATTTTTGGAGTGGTGCCAAGACCTCGCGAAGCAGGGCATGAAGATCGACGGTAAGCCGTTCTCGCTGGACGATCGGCCGGCGCTCTTGCCGCTCTATGCGGCAATCCCGTCGACGCCTGCCGAGGCGCACCACAAAACGATTATCTGCATGAAAGCGACGCAGCTGGGCCTCACGGTATGGGAAGTGCTCGCGAATATCTTTATGGCGATCAAGTGGGAGCCGATCAACATCGGCATGTTCATGCCCGACCAGGCTACGGCGTCCTTCAAAAGCGAGCACCGTTTCATGCGGTTGCTGCGCTCGGTCCCGTCGGTGTATCGGCGTCTGATAACGCGCGAGGATGAGACCGGGCGGATGCGCCGCATCGGCGAGGGGAACGTGCTCACGCGCACGTTGGGCGAGTCGATTCTCATGTTTCTGTGGACCTCGGGCAAGGTGACGACCGAATCGCGCCCGATGGACGTGGTTACGCTCGATGAGTGCCAGGAAATGAAACTCGACGAGATTGACAAGGCGCACGCGCGCACGGGCGACTCGCACATTGATTTTCGGATGATGCTGTCGACCGCCAACATGCCCGACTTGGATATCGACTTTTGGTATCACTTGGGCACGCAGGAAGAGTGGCACACGCGCTGCCGCACGTGCAACGCGCTCACCGACCTCTCCGACCCGGCCGGCATATTCCCGAAGCGCTCGATCGCGTTTAACTCGGGGCAGGTTCCCGGGGCGCCGCTCGGGGATTACTGCTGGGTGTGCCCGCAGTGCACGGCGTACATTCCCGACCCGCAAGTCGGCGAGTACGTCATCAAAAATCCGGCGGCGGGTGCGCACATGCGGTCCTTTCTCCTGCCGCGCGTGATATCCCCGCGGATGACGCCGCGCATGGCCGCCGAGGGCTGGGCGCACTGTAAGACGGGCGACCAGAAAAAGAGTTTCTATAACCGCGTGCTCGCGCGCCCGTATATCGACGCCGAACAGCTGCCCGTCACCATGGAGCACTGCATGGCGGCGGTCGAGGCGGGGCGGCTCGCGGGCGTCACGTGGAAAAAATCGAGCACGTTTACGTGGCTCGGGTGCGACCAGATGGGGAGTTTCAACGCGGTCATTATCAAAGAGCGCATGCCCGACGGGCGTCAGGCCGTCGTGCACGTCGAGGCCATCTTCAATGATGACCCGTTCGAGCGCACTGCCGAACTCATGACGCTCTACAACGTGCAGTGTGCCGTGGTGGAACAACTGCCGAACGTGAACGATGCGCGCCGGTTCGCTAATCGGTTTCCGGGGCGGGTGTTTCTCGCCGGCTACCAGGACTTGAAAGACGATTTCATGAAGTGGGGCGATGACCTCTCGAAATCCGACCGCCACACCGAAGAGAACGAGCGCACGCGCCGCACGGTCACGTTGAACCAGTACAAGTGCATGCAGTCGACGTTGCATCGGGTGCGCGACGGTCACTGCCTCTTCCCCGACCCGGATGAAATGATTGTCGACGTGATTGAGAACGGGCATCCCTTACGCATGCCGATCTTGCGCGACTGGGTGTTTGTGCACCTGACCAAAACCGCGCTCGTGGTGGAGCAAAAAGAGGACGAGAGGAAGCCGCGCGCGCGGGTCATGAAGGTCGGTATTGACCCGCATTTCTCATTCGCGATGATGCTGTGTGATGTCGCGTGGGCGCGCAACTACGGCATGGGAACCTTCGTGCTGCCGACGGGTGATACCGATCGCGCCGAGCGGATGGCCGAGGCCGCCGGCCGCAACATGCCGGGCCTGCCGGTCGAGGTCGTGCGCATGTTCCATCTGGCGCCCGCGGCCGTGGACGTGTGCGGGCGCTGCACCGCGTTCAACGCGACCACGCGGCAGTGCACCGAACGCGGGTTTATGGTGCTGCCAACCGACCCGGCGTGCGAGATTTATGTGCCCGTGGTGGAGCCCGCGCGCATCAACTAGAGCGCCGCGCGGCGTTCGCGGAAATACCACTGGCGCATGCGGTCGACCTCTTCATCGGTGAGGCCGTGGGTACCGCCGTGCATCACGTGTTCGGACACGAGGCGCATGAGGCGGTGCATTTCCCGATCGGCGTCGGGGATACTCTCAATGATCGCAACCAGGCGTTTGATTTCCGCCTCGGCGGTGGTGAGGGTTTCGTGCGCGTGGTTGAAACTTTGCTCGGCAAGGGGTTTGTTCGCAACCAAAAACGAGGCGCCGCTAATCAGCGGTGGGGCTGGTTTTGCCGCGGTTTTGCGCATGACCATGGCCCGAGAGTATTCCTACTTTTATCATTTTTATATCAGGTATCCCCCGCTAGATCGGGTGGGTGCGCAAGCGCACCGTCGACCATGGACACGGCGACGCCGGACCTGTTTGAGTATCCGATCTACTGCGTGAAGCGCAGTACCCTGCACTGCGACAGAGAGGGCGGCCGGAATGCGTTTCCTTGGTATGTCTGGAAGATCGCGCGCGAGGGGCAGAATTACCGCACGATCGGCAGTTTCCGCACCGAAGAGGACGCGCACGCCGCGGCGGATGAGGACCGCATCAAGGGGCCGCATTATTGATGTCGTGACGCCAGTATGGCGGCATGAATCCGTATTTAGCCTACATCAAGATCGGCGCCGCCTTGCTTGTCGCGGCGGTGCTTTTTGGTACGGGCTGGCACTTTGGCGGGGCGGCGACGCGCGATGCGAGCGACAAGGACCACGCGGCGCAGATGACAAAGGTCGTCGCCGCGCTCGAACAGCGGCAAGTCGAGGCCGACACCGAACTTAAACGCCGGCAAGGAATTATAGATGCGTATGATCGCCATAAAGACGACCCTAGTCCTGTCGTGGCTAACATGGGTGAGCGCATGCGCGTCGTCACCGTCATCGCCGCCTGTCCTGCCGTGCCAGGCGCCGTCACCGTGGCCGGCGGAACTGCTGGTAGCGCCGCGGAGCCCGGCGGCAATGAAACAACTGAACGATTATCTCGACTCAATCAGTCCGTCTACGACGCCTGTGGCGCCGACGCCAAACAAATGAGGGCGATGATCGACTTGGCGACCGGGCACCCGCCGCCATGAGCAAGCGCGACCGCGAGGGCGATAGCTGGTGGACGTACCAGTCGAAAAAGGGCCGCCGGCCCGGGGAGCCCGGCGAGAGTGACCCGAAACCGCGCCCGCCCTTGAAGCACGAACACGAGGGCATGACCGTCGAGGAATCGGACGCGAGCGACACCCTCATTCAGCGCATCCGGCGGTACTGGCAGAAATAGTCAAAAAACCTGGAAGGAGAGCATGATGAGCACGAATAATCGCACGGCGTTCGATTGGTTAACGCTCAAAGATTTCCGAGGCATGCCGCACGAAATGACAGAGGACCGGGAATTGCTTAGGTGGGTATACGAGCAAAGCCGAGTCGCGTTATTCGAGAAAACGCACCACGCCGCCGCCGCCGCTGCGCTGAAAGTGCTGTCCGATATCAACCACAACGCTGGCGTCGGCTGACTCCTGCAATGTCGCCCGCAACGTCGGCATTGACTTGGCGTGGAACGGACCCTATGCGCCGCGCTCGCGGGCGATGCGGGCGCTAATCATGATGGAGCGCATCGAAGGCCACGGGTCAGCAGCTCGCTGGTCGGGCTCAAATGGTGTGCAGCACAACCTGGAATTAATCGCATGAGCCGCCGGCTCTAAGGTGAGCCATTGAATGTCCTTGACCTGTTCTCAGGAATTGGCGGATTCAGTCTCGGACTTGAGCGCGCCGGGATGCGAACCGTTGCCTTCTGCGAGATTGAACCCTACTGCCGCGCCGTGCTCCGAAAGCACTGGCCGACCGTCCCCTGCTTCACCGATATCCGAGAACTCAACGCAGACCTGCTTCGATTTTCCGAAATTGGCGTCGATCTTATCTGCGGCGGATTCCCCTGTCAGGACATCAGCGCCGCCGGCAAGGGTGCTGGAATTACAGGCGCGAGGTCCGGTCTTTGGAGTCACTTCGCAAGACTCATTCGCGAGATTCGACCGCAATATGTGGTCATCGAAAACGTCGCAGCTTTGCTTGCTAGAGGACTCGACACCGTACTCGGAGACCTGGCCGCGATCGGGTATGACGCGGAATGGCACTGCATACCGGCTGCCTACGTGGGCGCCCCTCACCGAAGAGACCGAGTGTGGATCGTGGCCCACCCCGGTCGCGACGGATGCCTACGGAGCGGGGAGCAGGAATACGGCAACCAGCAGAGCCCACCCGGGGGTAAGCCTTACGGACGCGGTGAGGGGGGATGGCGGCCGCGGCCGATTGTGGCCTACCCCCACGGCCAGTCAGCAGAACATCAACAGCCTCTCACCGGAAAGGCGGGACAGGGCGAACGGGGTGTGCCTTGCGGATGCGGTGAGGGGCGCGAAACTGTGGCCGACGCCGACGACCCAAGACGCCGCGAACAATGGCGGCCCGAGTCAGAGCGAGCGCAACTCGCTGCCGCTGAATGCGGCGGTTGGTGGGAGTCTGAACCCGACGTGGGTCGAGTGGCTCATGGGGTTCCCGCTCGGGTGGACCGCCTTAAAGCACTGGGCAACGCGATCGTCCCGCAAATCCCCGAAATCATCGGCCGCGCGATCATGAGGCTGTCGTGACGCCAAACTTGGGGCCATGAGCGAGAAGTCGACCTTTCAGGCCGCCTTGGGCGACGCCGCGCCCGCGGACGAGCGTTTGGACGCGCTAGGCCAGTTGCAGAAAATGCACCTGCCTGGCGTGAATGACCTTATCAAAGCGCACGAAATGACGCCGCTGATTGAAATCATCCAAGATCAACTCGCGAACGAGCGCATGGAAAAGGCGCTCACGAAAAGCAACGTGATTCCGTTCCCGTCCGATCGGGCAAAGGCGCACGAGCAAGGCATGCAGTCGGTGTGGCTCGATGACATGCAAGTGCATATCAACGGCGACTATTACGAGAAACCCGGGGTGTTCACATTTGACGGCATGCGCCAGATGGTCGAACAGACCCCCATATTGAACGCGGTCATCATGACGCGCATCCGCCAGGTACAGGCGTTTACGCACATGAGCAAAAATGACAAGCCGGGATTTTCGGTGCGGTTGAAGGACGATGATAAGCACGTCAAGGCCGACGAAAAGAAGTCGATCGAGTTGCTTGAAACCTTTTTCTTGAATTGCGGCTGGGAGACCAACCCGCGGCGCCGGCAACGGCTGCACCGGGACAATTTCAGCGGGTTTATGGCGAAGCTGGTCCGCGATACGTTGACCATGGACTCGATGCCGATCGAGACCGAGTACAAGCGCGACAAGTCTTTGGGCGTCGATGGCCTCTACGCGGTCGACGGCGCGACGATCCGCCTCTGCTCGGAAGTGGGCTACCAGGGCGACGATGAGATATTCGCGTTGCAAGTGGTCGCCGGGCGCATCCGCTCGCTGTACACGTATGAGGATTTAATCTACGTACCGCGCAACCCCCGCTCGGACGTGATTGTGGGCGGGTACGGCCTCGGCGAGACCGAGCTATTGATTCGCGTCGTGACCGGCTTCCTGAACGCCTTTAGCTACAACACAAAATACTTCGATGCGAACGCGATACCGAAAGGCATGCTGCACCTGACGGGCAACTATGCGGAGCAGGATATCAGCGCGTTCAAACGGTACTGGAACAGCATGGTGAAGGGCGTCAGCAACGCCTGGGCGTTGCCCGTGATGATTTCCAAAGATCAGGAGTCTAAGGCCGCGTTCGAGAAGTTCGGCGCCGACTCCGAGGAAATGATGTTCTCGAAGTGGATGACCTTTCTGGCGTCGCTCATTTGCGCGATTTACTCGATCGGGCCGGATGAAATCAACTTCGAGTCATTCAGCGCGGGGAACACGTCAAGCCTGTCCGGCAATGACACCGAAGAGAAGCTAGCGAACTCGAAAGACAAGGGTTTGAAGCCCCTCATGGCGTATTTCGCGGACCTCTTCACCGACTATGTGGTCGCCGAGTACGGCGATAAGTATGCGTTCTTTTGGAACGGCATGGAGGACACCGACGAGAAGCAGGCGTTCGAGGAAATCAAAATGTGCGGGACGGTGAACGAACTTCGCGCCTCGCGCGGCGAGGATAAGATCACCGACCCGTGGGGCGATGCGCCGCTGAATCCCTCGCTAATCGCGGTGTGGCAGCAAGGCCAGCAACAGGACTACGGCCAGCCCGGCGAAGCACCGCCCGGGGCGCCGCCCGATGACGGCTACGGCACGCCGCAGGAGGCCGGGGACGGCGAGCAAGGCGGCGACCCGGACAACCAGCCCGAGGGCGCACCGCCGACGGATGAGGCCGGGCCGGGAAGCGCGCCGCCCGGGGGCGGTGGTAACCCGCCGCCGCCGCAGCAACAACCGATGAACAAGGCGTTCGGACTGCCCGCGTATCGGGTAACGGACTACTAGATGAAAGCGCCGAGCGCGCGGCCGCAGACGCCTGGCGAGGTCGACGAAGAGGCCGCCGCCAGAAAGCCTGACGTGGCGATCGGCGATGATGTTTTTTTCAATCACCCGGCCGGGCCGATGTCGGGGCGCGTGCTCGCGGCCGGCGAGCACGGCGCGACCCTCGATGCAAACGGCGTTGTGCACAAAATCAAGTGGCCGCATATCGTCGGCCACAAGCGCCGCGCGCCGCAACATTATCAAATCGCCGAGTCCGGCGAGGATGGGCATATCGTGACCGACGCCAGAGGCAAACGCCTGTTCCTGCTGATACCGAACGAAGCACACGAGAATCCCTTGATGGCGAAAGCCGCAAAAGGCGGTGTGCCGTTCGCGGGGCGCCCGGGCCTCGCGAAAAAGACCATCACCGACAAGACGGGCAAGACAACGACGGTATGGACCAAAACCAGCAAGGATCAACCGAAGGGCCGCAAGAAGGCGGCGCCCGATGAGCCGGCGGCGGCGAAACCCGGGGCGGCGGCGCCCGAGGGCAAGGCGAAGCCCGGCGAGTCGGTGCAGTTCCAGGCGGGCGACTTCAAAGGCCAGGGCCGGGTTACGAGCGCCGGGCCGAAGGGCGCGAACGTGCAAGATGGCTCGGGGCGCACGCATAAAGTCGACTGGGACGAGATAAACACAACGCCCGACTACGCACCGCGGAACGAGGGCGAAGATGACAAGTCCTACGCAAAGCGCGTGGTCGACAAAATGCCGCAACCGAATCACTTACCCGAGGACCACGACAAGTATTTCAAAAATACCGAGAACGCGACGAATGTGCCGATCGACAAGCTGCACTCGACGAAATCGGACGAGGAAAACCAGCAAGGCGGCGACAACTCCCCGAAACGCATGCAAGCCGCGCTGCACGGGAAGCTCGGCAAGCGTGACCCGATCACGGTGACGCCGCACCCGGATAAGCCCGGGCACTACCACGTGCAGGACGGGAACGGCACCTACACGGGCGCGAAGGCCGCCGGCTGGAAAACAATGCCGGTCAACATCAAAACGGTCGCCGAACACGAGGCGGACCTCAAGGCTAAGGAACTTGCTAAGGCCGTGATTGACCCGAAAGACCCGAAATACGTGGGCCTGCCGCCGAAAGCGGAACAGCCGAGCAATGACAAGTGGGAACTTATCAACCTCTCGAAAGAAGGGTTAGATCAGTTGAAAGACTGGCTGAATCGCGGCAAGGGTATCGCGAGCAAGGCCGGTTGCAAGACGATGACGAAGGGGCCGAATGAGGTCACTAGCGAGGAATGGCAAGAGCCGGGCGGCATGCTCTTTATCGCGAAACTCAAAACCGAGGGCCGCAAGGGCATGTACCGTGCCGAGCAAAAGGTCGCCGGCTACGGCGGCAACTGGAACCGGCTGACCGATATCGTGCGCTGTACGATCGCGGTCGACTCGCTCGATGACATGCACAAGATCATGAAGTCTCTCGATGCGTCGGGCATGAAGGTCGCGCAGACGCCAAAAAACCGTTTCTTGAAGCCGACTGACGAGGGCTACATGGACGTGAATTTGGTCGTTACCTTGGACAACGGCACGCATGCCGAAGTCCAATTGAACGTCAAAGACATGATGCGTGCCAAAAACGACGGACACCACTATTACGAGATTACCCGCGTCATTGATGAGAAGTACGAGAAACGGAAGGCGTCGCCAAAAGTGGCTAAAGATGGGTGGCACCCGGATGACCAGGACGCGCACGACGCGGCGAAAACGGACGAGGAAAAGCAAGCGATTGAACAAAAGTACGACGCCAAGCCGGCGCAAACCAAAACACCGCGGGATAAGTGGGAGCCCGCCGATCGGGAAAAGCACGCCGCCGCCTACAATAAGCAAAAGGAAATCTACGGAAAAGCGTACAGCGATCACATAAAAAAATACTACGGCGGCGACGAATCAAAGATGATTAAGTCTGCTAGGATGGTCTTACTCTTTTTTAGGTAAGCAACAAATGTCCACAATTTTGTATTTCGAGAAAGACGGTGTGATTTTCCGGGGAAAAGAGTACCCGGGTGAAGCGCCAGACGTGGGCGAATACATCGTGAACGGCCAATGGAAGGAATGTTCGTCGAAAGAGGGCCGCGACGCCTACGCCTGGGGCAACCCCATGGACGAGGAAGAGGCGCGGAAATTCCAGGGTAAGGATTGGCCCGCTGAGACCGCGCCGCAGTCGTGACGCTAGGCTAGGCTCCAAGTCAATTGGAGCGCGGCCATGCAGTTTCGACCTCGATCGGCGAGCGGGTTCATTCTGGCCGGCGGCACGGCGCAATTGCTCATGGCGGCGAATCCCGGCCGCATGGGCTGGTGGTTGCAGAATACCTCGGCGGGTGACCTCTGGATTGATGACGGCGACGCCGGCAACCCCGCGCAAGTGCCGCCCGCCGGCCACGCTTGCGATGCGTTTCGCGTCGCGCCCGGGGTGACCTACCAAAGCGCGATCGGCGCCGCCTCGACACTCGCGATCAGCATATTCGGCGCGAGCACCGGGCAGACCTACTCCGCGAGAGAGTATTGAGGATAAACGTGCCGAAGGTTAAGAAGGTTCTGTTTTTGAAGGCGCACGTGAAGGGCTACACAAAAAAAGACGGCACGGTCGTCAAACCTCATGAGTCACTAGCGCACGCACGCGCAGCGGCCGAAGTGGCGGGGCGTGTGACCGGGGCCACGGGCAAAGCGGCGCATGAGGCATCTTCCCATGCGCTCGCGATGACTGAGGGTGCCACCACGCCGGCCACGCACGCGGCGGCGGCGGCGGCGCATGAGGCAGCGGCCAAAACTCATGGCGCGGCGAAGGATGCGCAGAAATACACCGGCATGGGCGGTATGCCCGGGTCTGGCAGTCATGAGCATGGAGTCGCCGAAAACCTGCATAAGTGGGCGGCGGCTTCGCATCGAGAGGCGGCGGCGCCGAAGCGCCCATCGTGACGGCAGACTCGCGGCCATGGCCCTCTTGCTCGATGTAGCCGACTTGAGCGACGCGCAGACCGATGCTGCGCTCGATTTTCTCTGTAAGGCGCACGGCGATGATCCGCTGTCGGACGCCATATGGGACGCGCACCCGAGCCCCTTCATCCGCCATCTGGTTGAGCTATTCAGCGAGCGCGGGCTGTTGCGCCTGTCGAACTGCCGGGACGAGCTATCTCAATGGCTGGCGGGTGCGCTGCATCAAGCCGGGCCGGTCCCGATGCGCCCCGACGGCGCCATGGTGCGTTGGTCGCCGGCCGAACTCGCGCTTGTGCGGATATACCTCACCGCTCTGCCGCCCGGCGACTTCGCGCTGGACGATTACCTGCTGCTGACCGATTTCCTCTTTCAGCGCTACTTGCCGGCGGATGACATGAGGACCGAGGCGCAATGGCTGGCAACGCGCGCAAACCTCATGGGGCGGATTCAGGCCAACATGGCGACGTTGACCGAGCCTCAAGCCGATAAGCTGCTGGCGGCCCTCCCCGTAAGCCAGGCGGCGGCTTTTCAGACATTCGACATGACGCGCGTGCAAGCCGAGGTCATGGCTTACGCGAGCGCGCACGCGGTCGAGAACGCCGTCGCGTTCTCGGACAGCGCCCGGCACCGCATCCGCCGGGCGATTATGGAGGTCGAAAGCGAGCGCATTGCCGATCGGCCCGGGACGATCGCGAGCGCGCTGGCGACGCGGCTCTTTGATGAGTTTGGCGACTTGAATCGGGACTGGCGGCGGCTCGCCGTGAGTGAGGCGGGCGAAGCGCTGAATCAGGGCGCCGTCGCCAGCATGGCCGTCGGGGCGAAGTTAAAGCGCGTCGAGGTCTACCGCGATGCGTGCCCGTTCTGCAAACGGATTGACGGCCTGGTGATGACGGTCGCCGACCCGGCCGACCCGGCGAAGGATGGCCTACGGCAAGTGTGGCCCGGGAAAACGAACATCGGGCGTGCGGCCGCGCCGCGCAAGCGCGTCGGCAATGAGTTGATCGCGCGCGAGCCCGAGGAACGCTGGTGGGTGCCGGCCGGCATTGTGCACCCGCACTGCCGCGGCCGCTGGATTCCGACCGTGCGCGAGCCCGGCGCCGATCGCAATTTCAATCTGTGGCTCGATACCACGCTGGGAGACGGGGCCGATGCTTAGTGAGGTCCGGCCGGCGCCGCGCATTGTATTTTTTAAGGCGCACGTCAAGGGTTACACGCGCGAGGACGGTACCTACGTCAAGCCGCACGAGGATAAGCGGCGGCGCCGGCCGATCGACGAATTACAGCGGCCGTTACTATTTGATAGGGCGCACGTGGCGCGGGCGGCGGCCATCGAGAGCACCGCCGCGTTCAAAGCCTGGTTCGGCGACTCCAAAGTGGTCGACGCCGACGGTAAGCCGCTGGTCGTTTACAAGGGCATGCACCCTTACGAGGGCGCCGAACCGACGATCGGATTCAGGGAGAGACCGCCCGACGCCTGGCCGGGGCGGGAAAT